TCCGTTTATAATCCAAGTATTTGAACTTATATTGACCAACGTCAAAGACCCAGTACGACCATCCGCAGCTGCATTATAAGAGGTAGATATGGTCATCAAATACCCGCTTGACATGGTAATAGATGCGACTGCCGCGACACCTATCACGCTATTAGTACCTATGTAAGTTGATGTCGTATCAATAGATGCTGAACCAATCTGGATTTGCAATGGACTGGTACTAGATGTACTAACCCCATTCAACATCACAGTAATGCGCTTAACCCAGCTTGGGATACTTGTGAAATCAATCGCTGTGCCAGATGTTGTATTTTGTGACGTAGATAACACCATTCTTGGCATTGCCACGCCGCCTTGTTGCATGGTTGTGCCATTGATGGTTGTTCCTGTTATTGTTCCGGCAAAAGTGCCACCGTTTAAAATTGATTGCGGAAGATTTAGAATAACAAAATCAGTACCATCGTAAACAATGTCTGATACTTGATTTAAAGCAAAGCTAGACGCAACTTTAGTTCCAGTTGAATCGTACATTTTTAATGACTTAGCACCTAAGCCACTAATGTTAATTGTATTAGTCGCTGATGATGCCGCGTTAAATGTAACGCTAAACTTCTGCCCTGCTGCATAAGCAGTAATAGCAGGATTTGGCGTTAATGTATAAGTGCCAGAAACGCCGCCAGTGGTGAACGCCGTCCATGTCTGCGATTGAATACCGGCTTTAGTGTTAGCGTTAACGCCAGTGGTATCAAAAGACGGGTGAGCAGGATCTAGGAACCCGTAATAAACAGTCGCTAATGAACTATCTAACACACCACTATCAAGCGTTAGGGTGACTGTCGTAACACCCAAAGCATATACTGGCGCACCATTGACCGTGCCGTAGCGGTCTGTGCCTGATACCGTAGCTTTAACACGTCTACCGTTATCAAATGTCGCTGTAGCATCGCCAGTCACGCTGAACTGCGTGGAATTGATATAAGTGGCAGGGCCAGCATATAAAACCCACTCAGAAATAACAGGTGTGGCTGTATCGTTAACGCCGGAAATGTTATCAATCGTGCGTATTAAGTTGCCTAGTGAATCCTTCAAAACCGCTTTATAGGCTACACCCGTAGGCAACCAAATTGGATTAGTTGGTTCACCTCGGGTTGTTAATAGAACAGGATTTGTGTTAACTGTTGAACCTGTGGACTCAGCGTAAACTGTGACAGGTGTCGATGTACCTGCAAGATACCAATAAACAAAGCCGCCTGATAGTGGCAACCCATTGTTATCAAGCTGTGCATCGTTGAAAAGCGGCGATAATTTAACTGATGGCATTTGTTGCCCTCTCGGCAATAAGTTTTAATAATTTTATCATTGTTGGCGGTATTGTTGAATAGCACCATATAAAGCAGCTCGTCCGGCTGGTGTACTCATATCAATAGGCCCTGATAATTTGTATTTACGCATTAATTCAGCCGCATATTTGGGATCAAGCTCTGCTCTAGCTAATATTTGCGCTATATCTTCGGTTCTGCCTGTTACATTTGACAAACTTTTCGTTACAGGTTTAATCATTCCAGCCAGTAATCCAGCTTTTTCCGGCATATCAGATCCTGTTAAACCTCTAGCTATATCCTCAGCTATCAATTGATCCATTTTAAGATTTTGAGCAGTATTTGAGCCTCTAGCCATGCCTTGAGACATTCTTTGTCCAGCAGAAGCGCCTTTTTGTGCGTTTTCTAAAATAGAAATTTGGTTAGGTGATAAGTCTTTTAATAATTTCTCATTAGTTAATCTGCCGCGCAACAATGCGCCGGATAAAGGATAGATTTCTTCTTGAGCGCCTGTTGCATTGCTGATAATTGGTGTTTTATTTGTAGCTTGATTAATCAATTTTTCAGCCGCTTGAGATTGCCCAAGCTGGCGCTGTGCGATTGCTTGAGATTTTAAATATTTTGCGGTGTCGGGTTCGGCATTAGTCAATGCATTTGCTAATTCCTTTTTAACAGCTTCTAATGATTTTCCCGCTTTTTGAATAGCCAAAGATTCGGCATCGTCATATTTACCGCGCAATGCTTCATCAATGTATTGCTTAAAATTATAAACTTCATTGAATCCAACATCGCCTTGAGGTATTTTTTTAGAAATAGCATCTAAAGCAGATTCAACAGCTGGATTACCTTTATGTTTAGCTAATGATTGTTCGATAGATGAAACAACATTGCTTGTATCAACAGGTAAATTACGCTCTCGCATTGGTTGCAACATATCGGCAACCAAATCACTTGCAAACGCTTGTTTTTTGGCAATACTTGCATCAGAACCAACAGATTTATTAATGTAATCTTTTAATGCTTTTGCGTTATCAAAAACACGATTGGATAATCCTGTTGGCGCAACATTGCTTGTTTCAACGAATCGAGCCAACCCAGAAATGCCAGCATTGCCCGCTATATCAGATGTTCTAGGCATAAAGCCTTGAATCGGTTTTAAATTTGGTATTTGCCCGCTTTCTAATAAGCGTTGTACTGTTTCAGCTTCATCACCTGCTTGGCGATTAAGCAAACGTCCTGCAACAGGCTCTAGTTGATTTCCTAGCGCTTGACCACCACGGACAACAGTTCTACCAACTGGAGAAACCATGCTCATAATAGACGACGAGCCTAAGCCCCCAGCAGCATTAGCCGCCAACTGTTGCCATAACGGCAATTCCTGTTGCTTTGCATATTCACCCGCAGCAGCGCCCGTGCCTGTTGAGATTGCTGTTCGCAAAGGCATTTCTGCGCCAACGGTTTTTAAAACGCTTGGCGCAGCTCCAAGAGCCTTTAATAACCCTGCGCCGCCTAAACTTCCAGCCGCCATTCTGCCAAATTGCATTGGCACTTGTTCTGGCTCTGTTGGCTGTGGCAATCCAAAGTAATCAGCTAACTGCGCACCATATTTTTGAGTATTAATTGATTCAGGTGTAATACTTTCAAATTTAGGCTTCCCCGTTACTCTTGATGACAAGCTAGGCGCAATGCCACCTATAGTTGACGCAAAGTTGTAAAGCCCTGCGGGTATTCCTGCAACGCCTTCCATGGCGGCTCTACCTGCTAAGCCAGCATAACGACCATAATCAGATTGCGGTTCTTGTATAGCTTGCGTTGCTTGCGGACTAACATCGGCAAAAAAATCATCAACAGAAAGTGTTTTAGCTTTCTTTGGAGTCACATCAGAAAAAAAATCATCAGCTTTCATTAGTCTACTCCATGCCAAATTTCATTCGTGCAATGTCTTTAGCTTCTTCTATATCAAGCTGACCATTAGCTACAGCCGCTTTTAACTCATCGGCTGATTTATAATCACCATATTGGCCAACATCTTGAATAATGTTTTTAGGATTCAATTTGTTTCTTTCCGCAGTTTCTTTGTAATGCTTATCAAGCTTTAATTGTTGGGATTTTGAAGCTTTATAAACATCTTCAACAGCCGCTTTAAACTCTTTAACTTGCGAAGCCGTCAAGACTTTCCCGTTTTGAATTTCATTCATAAAATTAGAAGCTTTGTCCAGCTTTCCAGTTGCCGCCAATGCCATACCTAATTCTGATTCTCTCACAACAGAGCCAGGGTCTAATAGCTTCATGTAAGCCGTTGCTGCTGCTAATGTTGCTGGTGCTGAATCCTTAGCTTTATCAAACAAAGTTTTAGTTTTTTGATACGCTTCAGATAATTCTCTAAAAGGCTTAGATTGCGCTTGATATTGCGTGGCTTGATGTTGTTCGCGTTCAGGTATTTTAGATTGTTGCTCTATTTCTGTTTCAGCTTGCTTGCGTTCAATAGCGGATGGAATAGGATTAAAAACGCCGCCATTAGCTGTAGATTCAATCTCATTAATAGCGGCTTGATCGCCTTGATTAGCTCTAGCAATAAGTTGTTTTTCGTATTCAGGTGTCCAATTTGCTGTAGGCACATTTTTAGCTTGTTGGCTTTGTTGTGCGCCACCTAATAAACTATCTGCTTCTTGCGGCGATATATGGCCTTGTTGAACCAATTGGGCGATGGCCTTAGCTTTATTAACACCATATTGTGTTCCGACATCATATTGACCAGGTTTTAATTGTTGTCCATTAATCTCAACATTGCGCCAACCTTGAGGAGTCCATTCAGCAATACCTGCTGCGTGTGTTACTGGTGGATGATACTCAGCGCCACCTGTCGCGCTTGATGCCAATGATTGCAACTGTTGTTCGTCAATGTATTCATTAACTGGCAAACCTAAAGCGCCTTGTAAATATGGTTTATGAGCATCAATTGCTTGCTTAATAAATGCATTTCTTTGATTCTGGTCTTGAATACCTGACTTATTTAATTGACCTAATACATTATTAGCCAATGTCCCAAGCACTTTTTGTTTACGCAGCATCGCTGTGGTTGCTTCGTCTTGTGCTTGTGCTTCATATAATTGACGCTTAGCTGGCGCTAATTGCTCAGCTTCAGCCATTTTCATTTCGTTAAACCTTTGTTGTTGCTGACTGGCTTGCATCCGCATAGCAGATTCGGCTAAATCAGCAATCGACTCAGGGCGGTTAGTCATGTAATTTGGTATCTGTAATTCAGCCATTATAAAGAACCCCATCCAGCGCCATTATTAAACCCAAAACTTGACTGACTCCAGCCAGACGGGACATTTGTTGCAGCGCCACCGCCCATACGGCTTGCTCCGCCTAAAGCTCCAGATCCTGCCAAGCTTGTTAATGTACTGCCTAAAGCATTGGCAATACCTGTATACATATTGGCTTGATTTTGACCTTGAGCCAAGGCTAATGAACTCATATTGTTACCATAGTTAGAACTAGCGCCAGCCAACCCTTGGCCCACGCTTAATGCGGCATTGCCTTGCATACCTGCCGCAGACTGGCCGTTATTAGCCATTGTTTGAAGGTTTTGAAATTTTTGTTGATTACGACCAAAAGCATTGCTGTATGCATCTTGCGCTCGTTGCCATGCGGCTTGATAGCCTGTAGATGCTTGGCCTTGTGCGTAATCGTTAATCGCTTTTAAGTTAGCGCCGGATAATAAACCGCCTCTAGCTGCCGCCGAGCGATTAACGCCTTGTAGCCCTTGCTCAAGCTGGAATTGATAACCTGGTGTGGCTTGTAGTTCTTCAAGCGTATTCACCATAGGCGTATAACCAACATCTTGTTTATATTGGTCTATGCCATAATTAGCTAAACCGCCTTGAGGAATGTTAGCGCTTTTATAGTCAATTGTGGGTGTTGCAAGCCCCATACCATAAGCTAACTCATCAAGCGCATTACTGCCGACCTTTGCATAAGGATCAATGTAGCCTAACGCTTCTTTTTTGCCTTGTTCTAATGCTGCTTTAGTTTCTGCAAATTGCTTCGCTTGAATTGCTGCCGCTTTTTTATTTGCGCTTGCATTTGCGCTGCCGCCCATTGCTGAACCTGCTGCCGACATTACGCCAGCGCCGACCACTGCTGCTGCTACCATAAAACCGCCTTTTGTCTCCCGACAATAGTTATCACCTATTCACCAATCCACTTTGTATAGTAGATTTCAACAGGCTCAAATTTTAAATATTTAAATAGTGAACTAGCATCGGCGTGGAGTTTAGTGCCAACGAACCATCTATCTACGCCTCTCCGGCGCAACTCCTTTTCAACATACTGGAATAATTTAATTCCTAGTCTGCCCTTTCTTAAATCCTTGCGAATATAGAAAATATCCATATTGCAGGTGAGGCAGGTTGCGTAATGCAAACCCGGTTGGATGAATCCAATAAAATACCCTACAATTATACCCGATTCCCTAGCCGTAACAAAAATAATCTCGCCTGCTCTTTCCCTGTTGATATAAATATCGTACCTTGGCACTAACGGCACTTTGTCTTGATTTAACGCCAGTTCTTTATAATGCTCTGGCAATAAATGTTGAAGATAAGGGATGTTTTCTTCCAAAGATTCAACGGCAAAAGTAATCATCTTGAAGTCCTTATATCTACGACCAAATGAATTCGCTCCTCGCCACTATTGTTAATAACTTCATGTTCTAACTTGTTGTTAAACCACCAGATTGAGCCTTGTTCCATATAAACCTGCTCATCGCCAGCGATAAATACAACGCCTGGTGAACTTTGTAACACAATATGAAAACGGCTGTAATAGTCAGCATGGCTTGGCGTATCGGCATGAGGATAAATTCTGCCGCCTGGATTGACTTTGTTAATGATGCATCGGCCTAATCTTTCGCCTTGTACCATTGTCATCAACGGCATAATTAAATCACGGGCTTCGTGCAATTCCTTGTATTCTGGCCTGTCATAGTTTTCATGCTGGTCATAAGTTGACAAGTGATTTTTTAATTCTTCTTCCGTTTCATGCACTGAAATCGGTGGAAATCTTAATAAAATTGACTCAACATCGCCAAACGGCCCTTGCGGGTAATCTCTTAAATAAGTATCGGCTTTCCATAATTCAGGACGGCGTTTTATTGCTAAAAGCAATGGTAAAGTATTAACGCCCGTTGCTAATTTTTGAAAGTTATTCATGCTTTTCCTTCTATTCGTAGGTTCTAAAAGTTATTCCATTAAGTTCAAAATAATATTTGTAGTTACCGTGCTGGTAAGTCACATTGCCATTCGGGTAAATATCACAACGCCCGATTGTATGAGATGTTGAGGTATTAGCCGTGCCGACAGTAAATGTCAAAATCTTGCGTGGTCTGTAGCCATTAGGCAATATAAAAATCACATTGCCAGCGCTTGGCGAACCTGTTGGATATTGTACTAAGCCTTGAATATGCACAGTGCCCGATGCATTGTCTTTCCAATACTGGGCATCTTCATAACCTGACCCAAAATTAACCCAGCCAGAACCTAACGTTGGCAATACTGGTTCTTCGACACGAAAATACGCAACGATACGAGTAAACCATTGCACCCACGGCAATATACCGGAAATCGGCGTTTCGTGAATAGGAGGCTGTGGGAAACGATACATTACTTATTAGCCTCTGTTGCTTCTATAACGCCTTGGATTAAAACAAACTTTACAGGATCAGTCATTCGTATTTTAAAGACAAAATCTCTAGCCCATCCTAATCTTCGCCATTCTGCGCGGCGATGGAAGTGACCAAGCTCACCGATAGTTGTCCATAAATCAGCGCCCCAAGTATGTCCACCATCACGGCTAATAGATAGCATAATCACAGGATTATTACCCAAGATGCTTGTATCACCAACGCCACCTTCCATGTCTAGTCTTAAACGACGAATTCTCACTTTATTACGGCCAGTTGTAAAAACATGACCACTTGAGATTTCTCGTTCAATTGGCGCGCCATTGTCTGTAAATGCATCTTGAGAAAAATAAGACAATTGACCGTTTGCATAATTGCTTAAAATCAATTTATTACCAAAGGCTACGCATAAATCGCCAAAGTGACGAGTTAAACCATAACTTGTGAGCTGTGACCATGCGTTGGACATAACATCATAAAGCCATGTTTTAGCTTCAGATTGAAACGTAATCTGATAATAAATGCGACCATTTAACGTATAACCAAACGCCACGGCATCCGATGGTGAAGCGTATTTGTTAAAAAGGTAGTCAATGTCAGGTGTTGAAACTTGCACTATTTGATAACCTTGTAATTGCCCAACAAACAAAGCCCCATGTTTATTTCGGAATAATCCGGTAATGTAATCACCACATCGAGCTAGGGACCATCTTGCAGCCAATCCTGAAGGCGAAGGCGCACCGTTTACACGGCTAAATGGGAAAGCTAATTCACCAGAGTTAACCCATATTTCAACTGAAGAACTGCCTAACAATGCCAAATAACCTTTATCAGCCATTACAGCCATTAAATTATCGGGGTTACTTTCAGCAGTAGCAAAATCTAAAGCGTTCCAAGTCAAGCCGTCATATTGACCTGAAATATAAAATTGAGCAGTATTAGCGCGATTGACAATAAAATAAGAATCTAAAAATGTAACCGTATCAGCGCCGCCAGTTGGTAATGATGCAGTAATACTAGTTAATGTGTTTGTGCTGGTGTTGTAAATATAGCCATAAACGCCCGCAACAATGCATAGTTCAGTGCCATTATTTGCCATACTAACCCGACCATCAATATCGGTAGGATTAATCGTGGTTAATGATTTTTTAAGCGTTGCTGTACCATCTCCCGCAATAGCCCATAAATCGCCACGCTGAACAACATAAAGCACATTATTAGACTCAACCCAATGCATACCTCTGCATGGTTGTGATGATGCTGTAGAAAATAAAACAGTACCAGGTGTTCCATAAGCCACTATTGCGGCTTTATCTGCTTGTACTTGAACATCATAGTAGACATTCAAGCGATGCATTGCTGTTATGTTTGGCGATTTTGATTGCTGACCTAATCCAAATAATTGTATTTCTTGCGGCATATTTATTGACCTGTATAGATATTAAATCTTCGCTTTCCGCTTACTGTTAAAGCAGCGGGGTCAATTTGCAAGGTTAAAGGCCGTTTGTTCGTGCGTTTCAAACTAGCTTTAGCCGCAATAGCTAACGCAATAACGTCTTGACCCGCGCTAACTTGATATTCCGGCGCTAGTTCTACTGCTAGGCTATATTTTAGCGCCCTTTCGTAGCCTGGTGGCAATGTTAAATTATCAGTTAATGAGGCAAAATTAGTTAAAGGCTTTCGACTATAAAGATTGATTGTTGACGCAGTTGATGGCACTGGATACATATACAGATTAGCCAGTACCGGAGATGCTTTATCTAAATAGAAATATTCAGGATAAACATTCTGTAATGTTTTTAATTTAATAACTGCATAGTCATCATAATCAATTGGCAAGACTGGGTAGTCAGTGCCGTTAACTGTGACAGTTGCCGCTTCAATATTCATTGGCACTGATGTAGCGAAATCACCAGAAAGCCCAATAGTATGAGGATTGTGTGCAGGTATGCAAGTAAATTGCTCACGGGTAACGTGATACAACATTAACGACTCATTCGACCAGCCGTCAATCATTTGATTCAATGATTCTAAAGCATCGTTTGCTTCGTCATTTGTTATGACAACATCAGTTGATGCAACTTGCAATAGCCTAAGAGCGCCGTTAATTATCGTTTGAGCTGTTGCCATTTATTAAGCCTATAGTGTTAAATTATTTTATTACGCCCAAACCCTTGAAGGTGTTTTTGGTTCGATTTTGTAAGTATCTAAAGCGGGAATTTCTTCACCTGCTCTGACATTCACATGATAGCCGTCTATTGCTGCAAACGCTGGGTATTCGTTGCCATCTTCATCTTTCAGCATTTTACCTGTTGGTTTATGAATAACACCTACAAAGTCAATAGAAACTAGTCCTGTAGATACTAGAACTACACTTCCAGATTCATCTTCTACTTCAGTTAAGAAACCTAGATTAGTTAAGACATCTTCAGCTTCGGCTTGGTCTTTAAACTTTAAGCAATAATCAATCATGCTGTTAACCCTTGTAATGTGCCGTTAGGTAAACGTGTTGGATAGTATTTAAAGGATTG